ATGAAAGAAGAAAAAAGCTTAACTCGACGCGAAATGCGCGAAAAGATTCTAGAAGAGCGCTCAAGAGAGAAGGGCGATTTTCGGCGTGGAAAAACAATTTCACGGCATCAAAAAGAGCATTCTGAGCGTTCAGAAAATCAAAAATTAGTTATTCACCGAAGAAAACTAGGTGCTTTTTTCATGATTTTAGCTATTTTTATAAGTTTAATTTCTATATTTTTATTTCAGTTTATTTCTAAGGTTTCAGTAGTTTCAAATGAGTTAAAAAGCCAAAATTTAAGTAAATATGAAAAATCAGTTGAAGAATATCTAAATATAAATCCGAGTGAACGAATTTTATCAAATTTAAATAAAAACGCTTTACTTGAAAGCCTTCAAAAAGATTATCCAGAGGTATTATCTATTTTGGATATCAAATTTAATGGTTTAACCTCATATAAAATTTATCTTAATTTTCGAAAACCTGTTGCTTCTTGGTTGGTTGATGGTAAAGAATTTTTCGTCGATTCTGAAGGTGTATCTTTTAACGTTAATAATTTTGAAAAACCATCACTAAATATAATTGATGATAGCGGTGCTATAGTTTCTAACGGTAAAAATGTTGCAAGCAGTAGCTTTTTTAGCTTTATTGGAAAACTAGTTTCTGCTGCAAACAAACAGGGACTAGAGGTTTCAAAAATTCGTATTCCGCCCCTCAGTTTACGACAGGTTGAAGTTTCTGTAAAAGGTGTAAGTTATTTTGCGAGGATGTCGACAGCCGATTCTGCAGAAGGGCAAATTATTAACTTCAAAAAAGCTATTGAATATTTTATAACTCATAAAATTTCACCAAATTACATAGATCTAAGAATTGAAGGAAGAGGCTATTATAAATAAAAACAAAAAAGGAGAAGGGGTTTGTTCGTTTTTTGTTCTATGCTACTATTAAGAATAGGAAGAGTAGGGAAAAATATAAAAAACATATTATAATATTAAAAAATAAAAAAGTCAAATTGTCAAAAAAATAAATAAGGTAGGGGCGTGGAAAAATTATTTTTTATCTGTTAGAAAAGATGAATATTTGAGAAATTAAGCTCAAAGAATTTTTTAATTATATAAGGAAAATATTTTTTGTAATTCCCGCTCTTTCCTTGTTAATAATTTACTTGATTATAATCTATATAGATCTGTTATTTTATGTAAATTCTTTTTATGGAATATAATAAAATAAGCCCTACGAAATACAAATAGTAATATTTTTACTTAAGAGCTATTTTTACATATGATGTCGTAAAAGATATATTGTGCGACGCGTGATATAATACGATTGTAAGTATAAACAATCGTATTTTTTAAGGAGAAAAATAACTATGCAAGAAAAAATTAATGTATTAAATCGTATCTACTCTGCTGACATTGCAGAAAAAGAATTCGTAAACCCAGAAACTCAACAACCTATCAAATATAGTGTTCTTCAACTAGGATTGTCTCTTAACGGTTCTGATCAAATTCTTGAACTTAAATTGTCGAATAAATCAAATGCTAAACTATTGATTTTGTCGTCAACGCCTAAACCTAATGCATCAGAATTTCTAAACGAGGCCTAAAATATGTAGATAATTTAAGCCTCTGAGTTCCATTTTTTCACCCCACCGTGAAAGAAAACAAAAAGCGAACAAAAAAATAATATCAACTTTAAAGGAGAAAAAACAATGGCTTCAATCTTCCCTGCAGATACTGCAACAAAATTGATCGAGTCAATCACAACTGTGATTTCTGACAATATGGGTATTGTTATTGCCCTTCTCGGATTCACAATTGGTGTAAGCCTCGCATTTCGATTGATTCGCAAATACTCGAAAGTTAAAGCGTAATCTTGACCTGGGCAAGTCGTTAAACTGCCCTAGCGTATTAAGTTTTCTATAGACCTGGGCATAAGTCTCTAAACTGCCCCTGTCCATATTAAATTAAGAGAAATTATTTATGAATTATACAACTGTCGATTCTGGAGTAGTTCTTGCATCTTTGCTCGAACTGATAAAAGAATTTTTTATTTTTATTCTACCAGTTATAGCGTTTTTAGCAGGCGTTTATTTCGTATGGAGAATGATAATCTATCTATTGTTTAAGCAAAGGATGTTTTAATGCGTATCTGGTCGCCACTTCATGAGCCTGTATATTTTGATCATATAACTTGGCTTGCGATAATAATAGTTTTGATAATTGGTTTTGTAATAATAAAAAGTTTAGGAGAAAAATAAATGAAGAAAATAGCTATATATTCAATTTTATTTTTCTCTATTTTTTCGTTTTTTACTTCAAATTTAGCTTTTGCTGATGATAACAATAATGATGAATTTAAAAAATATAGAAATATAGAAGCTCAAAATTATTATAATGAATCTTGGAAAAAAATTGATAAGTATAATATGCGAAAAACAACAAATCGAGATGTTGTTTTTAATAATCAAAACGGTTCATTGTATTATGTTAAACAATACAATGAACGATTTGACCCTGTTCTCGGTAGGATTGTAATTGAAAAAAATGTAGAAAATGAATTTCACCCTTTACAAAGTTTTTGGGGTGCAGTATGTGATCAGAATTCAAGAAAATTTTACGGAGAATCAACTGCTCAAAAACTTGATCAAGCTTGCAAAGCTCACTTTAAAGGTGCAAAATCTTTAATGTCTGTTTCTTATCAACAAAATAACACTACAGTTAGTGCTGATTTAATAGTATATACTGGCAAAAAAGATATAGAATTTTCTTTTAAAGATTCTGGATTTTTTTCACAACCATTAGATAGAAGTGAAGAACAAGATTTTATTCAAATTAATTTAAGAATTTCAATACCTTCAGATTGGCAAGAAAGAACAAAACAATATAATAGTATTGAACTATCTGCTTTTAACCCTCAATTTAAAGTTTTTAACGGATCTGAATTTAGATTATTCGGATTAATGGGTAAAAATGAAATAGACAGTTGGCTAGCTTATGCTCCATTATACAATCAATTTAAAGTTATATACCCTGATGATTTTAACGCAGAAAATAAGCCTTTAGGTGATATTGAAGATTCGATTACACAAAAAAACAAATCTAAATTTTGGCCTTATTTCTCTTATAAGGTATCAAAAATGAACCTTAACGGTTTTATCATAGCTATCGACAATAAGGGTAAAGAACCGTTCCAAATAACGCAAGTTCGCCCTTATTATGAGCTATATAATGAAGATAAAAGTCAAAAAATATTCTCATATTCTGGCGATTCCTTACTCGATAATTTCAATTACGATTTTGAAGAAAAAGGCACATATTGGGTAAAAACTCAGATTCAAGCTAAACCACCGCTTCTCGGATTCGGTCAAAGTGTTGAAGTAATTCAGCCTGTTTGGACAAAGGTTTTGATTAACGGCGAAAGCTATGAAGTCGCAAATACTTCATTCGATAAAAACTCAAATGTTCGATGTGATGGCCAAACTTGCGATGTTCCCGCTTTTGCAAGCGATTGTGCCGCCTTGAACCCCAAAAATTTTGGCGATTTCACCCGTTGTAGCTTTAACAAGATTGATACTAAATCAAGAGAACGATTTGGCGTTATTTACTCCCCTGTTCGATTCTCACAAGATATAATTGGTCGTTTAAGCAACATTAACACTGTTTCGTGTAATATAAGAATTCATAATTACACTGCTTCGCTCTGTTTTATTCAAGAAAGAACGCCTCAATTATACACGGTTATGACTGTTTTATCTAACGGCGTTGTTTTATTTGGTTTTTCACTATATGTTTATAAGCAAGCCTTGCATTTCTTTGCTGGTGATGGAGAAGATAACTAATGGATATTTCAGGTTTTATTTCACAAATTTTAACAGTATTGATAAACCCCGTTTTTGAGATAATTTACTGGTTAATTTCGTTAGTTCCAAAGATTCCAGACTTCCCTTATTCAGTTTATCAGAATTTTAAGGCCTTTCTCGATTTCGTTTTTTCAAGTAACGGTTTAGGTTTTGTAGGCTGGTTTTTTGGCGGTTGGACAATTCCCTTAACGGTTATATCTATCGGTGTAGCTATTAGTTCTGCAAGACTTGGCTATTTATTGATTATGTTTATCATTACAAAACTACCTGTTGGAGTTAAACGATGACATATGCGGATTATATCAAAAAATCAATTAAACCAGATTTTGGCGTTTTAGTCGATGACTACCACGATAGAAAAAACAAAGATTACTTTAGGCCTTCTGGTGTTTCGGTTTATGTAGGCTGGCAAGGTGGTGGTAAAACGCTATCTGCAGTGTATCATATAGATAAACTTATGCAGATTTACCCCAAAGCAAAGCTCGTGACAAATATTTTGTTTAATCGTGAGTTTATAGATTATGCAGATAGAATTATTGAATTTCAAACTGTTGATGAATTAGCTGAATTACTCGTAAAAACAAACAACAATGAATTAGGCGTTATTTATTTAATAGATGAGATTCAAACATATTTTAACTCGCTCGAAAGTAAAAATATACCACCGTATATCTTTACTGAGATTTCACAACAACGCAAACAGCGCAAGCTCATTATTGGCACTTCTCAGTTATGGGATCGAATGGCAAAACCCTTTCGGGAACAAGCAAATTATGAGATTCACTGCAGGACTATTTTAAACATTTTCACGATTCAAACAGTGATCGATGCACACACATTAAAGCTTGATGATAAAACTGGTCGATCTGTTGGTAACATCGTAAAAAGGGGCTGGTTTTTCCACAATAGAAGAATTAGAAAACTTTACGACACTTTCCAAAAAGTCGTTTCATCTGCAAATCAAATGGATATTTTCGAAAATCGACCAAACTATATAATATCAAAGAAGAAATAATTTTCACTGCGCGCGATACGCAATGCGTCGCGTGCAGTGATTGGAGGATTTATTATGCTATACGAACTTAAAATCACACGCAAATTTCAATATACTTTATATCACAATAGAACACCACTTGCACATTATAAAACGAAAAAAGACGCCAAAACTGCACTTTGGATAATCAAAAATAAATTCGACACTTTAGACAAAATTCAAAAACATATGAAAATTTATACAGTTAGCTATCTAAATAATACACATCTATCTGTATATCAATATTGTCAAGATTTTGAGATTAAACAATATTTCAAAATTGAACGAGAACAAATCGCTTAAGTTAAGTGGGGTTCGCCCCGCGTGCGGGGCTCTTGTCAAAGACCACACTTAACTGACATAACGCTAATTTAAGGAGATTATTCATATGCAAAATTTAAGGCAAAGAAGCCTTTTCAAAAAAGATTTAAGTAAAATTCATTCAAATCTTTTAAACAGAATTTATAAAAAAAGTTCAGATCTTAAATTTAAAGAGATCTCAAGTTATGCTAAAGTTTACCCTGATTTTGTTAAAATTATCAAGTATAATAGACCTGTAGCTGTTTTAAATTGTAAAGAAGAAGGTGGCGCTGGTGGATTATCAAAACAAGATGAACAAGATTATTTAGAAAAATCAATTAATAGAACAAAAACTCGGATTAGTGATTATATTTTATGTAACGACTTCACTCATTTTGTAACTTTTACTTTCGACCGCAAAAATTCTAAAGTTAAAAGCGAAGAAGACCGCCACGACTTGCGCAAGATGTCAAAACTATTAATTACTTGGGTAAACACTGAACAAGTCAATCATTTCAGGCGTCACGGTCGAAAATTCGGCTATTTAATTGTTCCAGAACGCCACAAAAACGGTGCTTGGCATTTTCACGCCGTTTTTCAAGGTTATAAAAATGAAATTGAAGACTTTTATAGTTCTAAAAACAAATATTTAACTGTCGATGAAATACGCTCAAAAAACAAAAAACCTAAAAATCAAAGGGGTTTTCTTCCCCGTTATACCTTAGGCCGTTCAGAAATAGCACCTGTTAAAGATAAATTCAGAATGTCAAGCTATATCAAAAAATATATTACAAAAGAACTTATTAACGAAAAATATAAAAAGCGCTACTGGGCAAGTCGTAATCTTAAATTACCTGAAATTATTGAAAATATTGTTGAATCTTCTACTAAAATACCTAAAATGTATCTTTTTTCAAAATACGACTATCATAAAGTTTATATAATACCTAAAAATAGTGAGTATTTTAGTTTTTTAGACTTTTCAAATAAAGTGAATCTCACTCTAAAACGAAGAAAATTAAACATAAGAATATAACAGTTATCATCTTAACTTGTTAAGTGATAATTCCTTATTTCATTTATTGAAATAAGCTTATTCTTGATGTATAATTAAAATATGGATAACAATAAATTCACTGAAAAAGATTATTTAGAAGCTCAATATAAAATTCAACGAAATATTCAAGCTAATGTTAATGTTATAACATTTATTGTTGTTACTCAATTTTTGTTTACTATTATAAGTGCTATTATTATTTATCTTTCTATATCTTCCCTGCCATCTCTCGTTACTCAAAGTTTAAAATAGTGTAAATATTACACTATTTTTTTGTTATTTTCATACTTGATATATTGTGCGACATGTCTTGTATTTCCTTTTTGTATATGCTATTATGTTTTTGTAATTAAAAAAATATAATTTTCAAGGAGAAAAAAATTTTATGAACAAGAATCAATTAAATGAAGATAACATTATTTCAGCAGTTACCCGCGTAGCTCTTAAAACCCAAGAATCACCAAAAACTGGCAATGTCTATACTACTATGACTTTGCATTTTAAAAACGGTCTTGAAATCCGTTATTTTGTAGATCCTAAAGATAAATTTGGTCTTAAAGATGCTATTTCTCGAATATCTCCATCAGATAGAATTGACAACTTTCTAAACGAGGACTGACAGTATATGTGAAACTTAAACTGCTAGCCCAAACTAGCAAACAAAAAGCGAACAAAAATAAAATACTTGTTTACTGCCAGCCTATTGAACCTGTTGAATTTCCGACCGCAACAATCCAAGATTGTCCTCGATTTATTTTAAAATTTGAACCATCATTATTTTGTAAAATCAATGGGGAGCCTTCGCTTGATTTTACCCATTTTACCTTTTGAGCTACTCCATCTTGAAATACAATCGCTTCTCCACTACCAATATTTCTGTAGGTATTATGATATCGGTCTGCAGCTAGCTTGTTTTCCATTTTTAAAACAATTAGGGTTTTCGTTGAGATTTGAGTTCCATTCGCATCTGTATGGGTGACTCCGGCCTGACTTCGCAAATAGCAATTACAGTTTTCTTGGTAAACATAGGTTGAATTATAAGAAAAACCTGAAATATTAACCTGAATTTGGGTTGCATTTTTCTCTTTTGCTAGTGAATCTTCTTTTCGACTAAAACCTTCAAAATTCGAAGAATTCCAACCCTTCGAAGAGCCTAGTGTTGATAAATTTGTAAAATTCGTATAAACATTATGGGGTGCGTAGCGATTTTTTGAACGCCAAAAGGTTTGTGTATTTAAGAATTCATCCATATCTTTATGTTTGCCGTCTCGCATTCTTGCCAAAGCATCGCCTGGGCCGCCAACATGAGCAATCGAGGCATCAAATCCTGAAGCCCAATCAATATAATAACCGCGGACACTTCTAACGGGACCTAATAGTTCAGGCTTATTTTGCTGATATAGAGCCAAAAAACGTGTAATTCCACCTTCAGAAATTGCTTCGAAAACAACCTCAGCTTGGCTTAGTCCAGATTGTGGTCTTGCTGGAATCGAATTTTCGATCATAACACCAAAAACCGGTGCGTTTTCGAGCGATTTTTCAGAAACTTCAACTCCAGATAATTTTGAATAAAATTTTTCTGGTTTAGCTTTCTTTTTTGGTTCGGTTTTTTGGCTTTTTGGGGCTGGATTTTTTACGGGTACGCTTTCTGGTTTTCTAAAAAAGAACAAAAAACTAAAAACAATAACCAAAATTAGAAATATTATACCAATAATTAAACTAATTTTTTGTTTTTTTGATAATTTCGACAGTAAAAAACGTGATTTTTTAGGATTTTCTAATAAAGCTTTCTCTTCTTGAGGATTTTTCTTTATTCTTTCAATATTTTTCTCGGCTTTATCTTGGCGAGTTCTCTTCATTTCAATCATAAAAAATCTCGTATTATAAAATCAATTATAATACTTATGTTTTTAAAAATCAAGATGATATTGCTGTGATTGCAGCTTTTGACCTCTGGTTTTTATTCCAAATTTGCCAAACCGCAATTTTTGTAGGAATTTCACCCGACCAGATTTGAATAGGTGAAAGCTTTCCCAAGTTTAAATTAGAATCTAGTGGAGACGAAAAAACTTCGCCATTTTCAGAAATAATAAAATTTTCGTTATTTAAAGTTAAAATTTGAGCAGGATAAGAAAGCGTAAATTTATGCAGAACTTCAACAATATTCGAAAGATTCATCGAGAAAGTTAGAACTTTTGGGTAAAAAACTTTCGAAAAAATCTTTTGAAGTTGTGCAAAGCTTGCTAAGATACTTATATTTTCTTTTAATAAAATCTCACTAAAAGAATCAAGTAAAATGTCAACTGCATCGCGAGCGATAAAAACAGGCTTCTCGCTTTCAAGAATAAATTTTTCGAAAAGAATTGCCGTTTCGGAGTTTTTGTTCGTGTCGCCAATAAACAAAATAGAGTCCGCCCACTCTTCTCCAGCTTTAAAATCTGCCCAAGCCTCATTCGAAAATCCACCAGAAAGATTACTTTTTGCAAAGATTAGCTCGCTTGAATCAATTTTAATGTCTTTTTTTAAACTGTCTGGTAATAAAATTCGAACCTCCCCAACGCCGGTCTTTAAAGCGGTTTGGTGGGAAGTTGCAAGTCCGCGAAAAGCCCCTGCCCCGCCACCGATAATCAAAAGTTTACCCGCATGTGCTTTTTGCTCGGGTTTATTCCAGGCAATTTCAGGAAAAAGTAATTTTGAAGATTGAACTTGCCAAAAATCAAACAT